GTTCAGGAATGGCAGGAGACAAGTCGCCCATGGGCATGCTCATTTCCTTAGACCGCTTTGACTTGCCGCCACCGCCGCTCTTTGTCGATAACTGCTTGAGCATCAGCTTGGCAGTCTTCCTTTCAGGCGCATCCGATTCGCTAGGATACATAGGCGCATACGCCGTGTCCGCCTCGTCGGCCAACAAGAACTGGTTCATCGCCTCGGTCTGCGATTCAATCGACGCATCTCCGCCTTTGGCGTAATACTGGATATCTTCCTCTTCCACCTCGCCACCCTCAGAAAACATCTGAGGCACATACTCAGGAGGCTCGGACGACGCAAGACTGTCGATGTCTAACTCATCATCAGGTAAATATTGTCCGTCCATAGTTCGCCCTAACAAAAAGGTGGTGTCAGGACATTTTATGCCCTAATAGTACTCGGGCACAAGGTCTGGCACCACGTCGTCTTCATTGTCGTCCGTGTGCAAAGAAATAAAGTTGCCTGAGCGAAAACGCATAAGCGCCTGCGTCGTTGAGTCAACCATGTCGTCATTGTCCCCGTTAGGGAACGCGGCGCACTCTTCAACCAAGGCTTCTGCCCATTCACGGTCCGGGGCCCATACCATGCCGGCCTCGAGTATCGGAGCCACAGAGTTGGCGCGACTGATCTTGTCAGTTCCCGCTCGTCGGCCACCCGGTGTGTACATGGTCACAGGGATTCCCATCTTCCGAAGTTCCTGCTGCAAAGTAACGCCCGTCGCCTTGGCCTCGATCAGGACATTGTCCGGTTGCCAGTGGTCATACTCGTCCTTGGCGATCCGCTTGAGTTCAGGAAAGTCCCACCGGCCACGCTTGACGTCAAGCAATATCAGGTTAGCGCCTGAGTCTTCAGAGGGATGGAACACGCCCCAGGTCGTGATCACCGAATAGTCAGCAGTTTCTTTCTTGCTGTAGGCAGTGTCATAGGACTGGATGATGTACTCCACGACCGGCGGCTCGTCCTTTTGCCAGACCTGCCACCACTCTCGTTTGAGAATAGCGCCCTCGTCATTGGTCGGTTGCTGTTGCCACTGGGCTTGCCACTTCTGTGGTGACAAGGAGGCCTTGACAGACAACAACTCCTCAACGCCCCAAAAGCCTGGCCATAGGGGTTTACCACTAGGCAGGATGGCAGGAAACTCAATCACCTCCCACTTGTCGGCCTTGTGGCTGGTCTGCTGCTTGATGAGGCGCGCGGTTAGGTCCTTGGTTCCCCACCTTGTCATGACCACGACAATCGCGCCGCCTGGCTGCAACCGCTGACGCGGACCAGAGGTGTACCACTCCCATGCGTTGTCTAGGGCAAGCTCCGACATGGCGTCCTGTTCAGAGTGTGGATCGTCAATGATCAAGAGGTCCGCGCCACGGCCCGTCATTGCACCACCAACGCCCACGGCAAAGTATTCACCCCCTTTGTCCGTGTCCCAACGGCCGGCGGCCTTGGAGTCGGCTTGCAAAACGACCTTTGGGTAGATTTCTTTGTACTCATCCGAGTCCATCAGGTTACGGACCTTGCGGCCAAAACGGACTGCGAGTTCGCCAGTGTGGGTCGCTTGAATGATCTTGGTTCGCGGCTTATTGCCCATGATGAACGCCGGCAACAGGTAGGACGCAAACTCAGATTTGGTGTGCCGGGGAGGCATGTTGATGATCAGGCGCTTAAGCTTTCCAGTCATAACGCGGTTGAATGCATCTGCCATTTTGGCATGATGATCGCCAATAATGGCCTCGGGCCAGACGTACTTTGTGAACAACATGAAATCTTTTTGGGCACTCTCCTGTGCCTCTAACCTAGCAAGACGGTACTCGAGCTTAAGGCGCTCTACTTCCATTTCATCGTTTGGTGTGTTCATGCAGGATGTTTCACGTGAAACAAAATAGTTTTGGAATTTGCAAAAATTTTTACACAGAAACGGAAATAAAGCAAAGGGGGCCTATTTTGGGGGCCCGGGGGTCCAATTGTGTTTAGAGCCCCACAAACTGTGTGAAATCGGGCTAAAGCATCCGACAGGTCCGCCGGGGGCCAAAATCCGGGGCCCGGTCGAAGTGAGTACTGACTACCGCTAAAACGCCCGCCGGGACTCTACCCGGCCACCAGGGCGCGGGCCACGGCCCAGGGACCACGGCCACCAGGGCGCGGATCGTTAACCTGGGCGCATGTAATGACAAACCCGGCACCGGCCACCAGGTCACCGGCCAGGCCGGGAGCGGCCACCAGGTCACCGGCCGGGGACCACGGCCCAGGTCACCAGGCCCGCGAATAACTGCTAACGCATGCACTAACCTGGGATCGAATAACTGCTAACGCATGCACTAACCTGGGATCGAATAACTGCGCGCCAGGCACCACGGCCACCGGCCCGCCAGGCGCGGCCCAGGTCACCAGGTCAACGGCCCGCCAGGCGCGGCCCGTGCAACGGGGCCCGCGTAACTTCGCGCCAGGCCTGGGGTTTTTACGTTCAGCAGCTGCGCCACCGCAGCTGCGCCCGCAGCGGGAAAAACGTTGCGCGGATTCAATACGGCGGGCGGGTTTCGATGCAAAACGGGGCGCGGACCACGCGCCAGGTTTACGGCCGGGCACCAGGTCCAAAAAACGCATGCGGGCCGGATAAGGGCGGCGGCCACCAGGGGCGCGGCCTGGCGGGTTTTGATACGGGGCAAAAAACCGAAGTACGCGAAAACGATATAACGGGCGCGAATAAAAAAACCCGGCCAGGTGGCCGGGTTTACGGGGCCAGGTGGCCAGGGTTTTACACGTGCACGAGCTCCAACATATCACCGGCCAGGGTTTCGAGCTCGACGCGTTCGGACGTCCACGGGATCGAGCGGGCGTATGCGGTCGCGCCGGTTACCGCGTCCCAAATGGTCTCGATCGGGCGGCCTTCATCGATGACGTGCGCGTGTTCGATGCGTTGCGCGACACGGGGCCCAAACCGGGTAGCTAAAAATTTATCTACTTTGTCAATCTTGGCCACCTGGGCACCGCGCAACACTTGATTGATATTCCCGGCGGCCGCGTTACTGTAGGCCAACAGGGCCGGGGCCACTTCATCGATGAATCGATCCGGCGCGCTCGCGGTGTGGCGGATCGCGATATCTTCGAGCTCATGAGCTCCCCAAACAATCCGGTTCGCGCATACGTAATCAAACAAAAACGTTTTAACGCGTAACGTGCCCGCGCCGGTTTCGGAATTACTGATAAAAAACCCGCGCGCCAATTCCCCGGTTTTTCCATCGCGGCGGCCTGGGAGCTCGATCCGGTTTGTTTCATCGGCCAGGAATACAAACATGTCCCGGTCACCGGCATACAACGTTGTATTTTTAATGTCTACCTGGTCCAACGGGCGGCCCCAGGTGCCGGGGACTTTAAAGTCACCGGTCACCCCGTCCCCGAATCGATCCATTAATTCGCGAACAACGTCATCGTTCCAAATGCGGCCATAACGCGGGCCGGTCATCGCGCGGAGCTCCGGGGTTCCATTGTTTGAAAGTAAAACGCCGATATCCTGGGCGGATCGGTCAACCTGAAAACCATAATTTAAACAATCGGCGGCCAGGGGAGCGGGTAAGGCGCGAAGATAACCGGCGGGCGCGCCGGTCAACTGCGCGGCCTGGCCAAAGGACCAATGCGTCGGTGAATACCCGTGGCCGTTCGGGCCTTCAATGATCAGGCCCTGGTTATCGTCCAACGGGACGGCGCGAAGCTTACGCGATGAAACCACGGCGGCGCGGGTGATCGCGCGCTGAGTTTCAAGCATGGCCAACATGCCAGGTAATGAAGTGAAACGTTCTTCGGCGGGACGTGTGGCCCATTGTTTCGAAGCTTGGGAGAGTGTAGACATGATTAATTCCAATTCTAAGTTTCTGATTTACCGGTGACCTACCGGCGGCGGCGGCGGGCTCGCGGCCCGACAATCTGAATTCTACGCGGTAACTTTAAAATAATGAAATTCTTTTTTTGGTTATTAGGGAAAGTCCTAATATACGCCCGGGCCACCAGGGCGGCCAGGGCCAGGGCGGGATTAATTAGCACGGCCAACGTCCCCGGCGATATGGTGGCGCAGTAGCGAACCAGGCGGGAGCGATCGAGCGAACGCGGCCACGGCGGCCGCATCATCAGGCGCGCCGGTTTTCCTGGTGGCATGCCAGGCGATGGCCGCATGCCCCTGGCCCGCATAACACCCGCCGGGATCATCGGCACCGGCGGCCACTTTTCGCGCCTGGGTTCCATGCGCCACAAACACGATCACATAATCACGATCACCACGTGCACACAATGGGCGGCCGTTGCCACATGTTGCACATGTAAACCCGGAATTTTCGGAGCTCAATTGTTCGGGGCATTGGACAAATTGCACCCCGTCGAACGTGTACGGCCAAACAGTCCCGGCCGGGGCGGCTACTGTGGCCGGGTGACCGGCCCGGACGGCGGCCACGGCCTGGGGCATTGTGTCCGCGCTGAAATTAATAGTTGTTTTACCTGGCGCGGGTTTTGGTAGGTTTTCAAAACCAAAATGCGAATACGTCCAGGCCTGGCCGTTACGCGGTACCGCGTTATATACGGCGGCCAAATAATCGGTGTCTACCAGGGCGGCCGCATGTTGGCCGTTCGGGTTTAATGCGCACGTTTTCGGGCACGTGCCGAACGTGTGATGTTGTCCGGCCCGGTACGTTGTCGCGATCGGCCCGGTTTTTTTGTTGCTACTTTGGCGGATTGTCTTAAGCATACCGGCCCCCTGGGATTGTGTCGGCCTGGGGCGCGCGATCGATAAGGGCCAGGGTTTTCAAGTCGGTTATTTCATCGGATAAACCGGGGCGGAACCAGGCCCCGTTAACTTCAACGGCTACCTGGCGGCCGTACATGTAAGCATTCTCGTTTTGCGTTACGTTCGACGCGGTCGGGTTCAGGTGTTGGGGCTGCACCAGGTAAACCGCACGACTACCGGACGGGAGAATAACTAACAGAGACGTATCACTAATTACGGGCATAATTTTCTCGCTTTCTTACTTTCTGATTCCAGGGCCACCACGGCCCGGGTGTTTGTGATATTACACACAAACAAAAAACAATGCAACAGGCCACGCAAAAAAAAACCCGGCGCGCGGCCGGGTGAATAGAGAATTATTTTTTACGCCTGGGCGGCCCGTTCCTGGGCGGCCCGTTCGTCGAGCTCGCATTGTTCAAAAGCCCGGTTTCTATACACTTCAAACAAATCAGCGAACGCGCCCAAAATGCGCGCCTGGTTTGTTCCATCAGCGCGAAAATAAGCCAGGGCCAGGGCGGACGCAAACCCGCCGCCGATTTTTTCCATCAGTTGCGCGGCGCGGTGGTTCCAGGTGGCGCGCTCGTCTAAGCTCATCAGCGCATAAGGTTTCAGTTCTTGCATTTTTTTCTCCGATTAGGTTAGTTCAAGATGTGCCACTTCGGCGCACACATACCAGGCCCTGGGCGATATCAGCGCGCGGGGGTTATCTTCGGGAATGCCCTCGTTAATTATGTCCTCCGAATAACGGCGCACGGCCTCGAGAATGAATGCTTGCATGAGCGGCCCGGCCGGGCTCCGCGTCATCAGTTCTTGGATTTTTTCAACGTTCGTTTTATTCACAATGTTTTCTCCTGGTAGATTGTTTCGAGCTCTTCCAAAAATAAGATCACGTCATCGATGCATTGGCCAACTGTGATTTCTGTTCCCTCATTGTCCTTAGGCAGCTTTTTTATTTTGTCCGGTACTGCACGGCGCACGTCGTACATGTCGCACAACGCACTTTGTGTTTCGTTAAGTAATCCCATGTCGGCCCCTTAAGACAAAGAAACAGAAAACGAGTTGTCGTTGAAAAACTCTTTGATCTTGTCTTCCAGGTCGATCTCGTCAACTACTTTTTCGGCCAGGTCGGTAAGGTCTACTTCTTCAAACACTTTTTCGGCCAGGTCGCCCATGTCCAGGTTATCGATCACCCGGGCGGCCATTGCGGCCCCATCCATAAAATTGTCATCATCAACAACATCTGCAATGCGGCCGCGCAAGTCCTCGTCCAGTATTTCACCCACAACCTCGCGCACCCAGTTGCGGCTCACGTCCAACGCATCAGAAATTTTCTGATCTGTTTGAAGCTTGTAGTCTTCCAGTTCACCGGCAATTGCTTGCACAACAACAGGCGTTAATTGGCGCACCAGGTCTTGTACCAGGGCGTTCAAAATTGGGCTCAATGTATCCATGATCTTTCTCTCTTTCTAGGTTGCGGCCACGCGCCAATCGCATGACCTGGATGAAATATAACACGTATCGAAAAAATCTGTCAACTCTAAATTTTCCCTTTGCAAGCGGCCGCGACACTTTGGGCCAAAATGGTCAAATACTCAGGGTTTGACACTTCGCCCTCTTCGAACGTTCGGGCCTCGTCATTGACACACAGGGTCGCGTACTCTTCAATCACGTCGGCATCTACAGAGTCGCCAAGCGCATCATCGATGCAATCGATGTCACCAGCAACAATTAAAACAATGTAGGTCTTCATTGTTCTACCCCTTCTAAAATCTCACTTACTGTTCGCATCACCACGTCATCAAAATCGGAACGCTCCCAGGTTTGAAATGCCCAATCAATCGGGCCGTCCTCAAATTCATTGCGATAAAAAAAACTATAAGCAAGAAAATTAGTACGGGACGCAAAACCTCTCGCGGCCTCCTCCATGGCATGCTCTTTGTCGCGGGCCTGAACCAACACGATCCGAACACTTACCTTTTTACGCTTGTCGGTGGGAATGCCTCCCTCCACCACATTAACTGCATGAAGTTTCATTTTATCTTTCCTCCGTGGGTGCCAGTAAATTAAAGTCCTGATCCAAGATGCCCGCGTTCTGCAATTCAACCTCAATGTTGAACACAAAATCACTAAGCATTTTTGGCATCTCACCATTGCTGTCGTCGTATGCCTTACGTAACGATTCCACCAAACGTAAAGCATATTCTGTGTCCCCTTTGTAGGACAAAGACTTTTCTTGAGCTGATATCAAAATCATTTTCTTTCTCTCTTTCTTAAGTTAGGTCACATGACCTGGGAGCAATATAGCACGTATCGAAAAAAATTGTCAACTCCTATTTTTTGTTTATCACGTTGTTGAAAAAAGCCATCATGGCCAATTTGAAAATATCCCTCAGCTTGAACGGCCCAGGTGGTGGCCTGGGCGGCTGATCGACTTTTTTGTAACGATCAGGTAGTTTTGATTGACGCATTTGTTTTTGGCTTTCAAGAAAATGTGTTCCGGGCCACCTCGTCATGCCACAACTGGAGCGATTTACGTAGGTGGCTAAGGGCCTCTTCTTCAGAATCAAAACATCGATAGTCACCATTCTCGTCAATCCACTCGTCCCCCTGTTTCAAAAACAGGACGTACTGGTCGTCCCCAATAAGCTGAACCTCCCAATCTTCCGGTTCGTTATGGCCCCACTCAAGATAAATCTCCCGGACAATTTTTTTGGCCTCATTGCTGGGTATCCCAACCAGGCGGCCTATTTCAGCAGGGTGCCACTCTTCAAGCAGCTTTTCAATTTGTTCTTTCATTCGACTGTCTCCCCTTGAATGACAACTGTTACCTGGGGCTCTTCCCCCCAAACGCCCATGCCCTTTTGTTGTTCCCGGTAGGCCCGGCGCAATGCCTGGTCTCTTGCGGAATGCTCATCGGTCGCCTCAACGTCCACCCAAACAAAGTAGGACATGCGAACCTCTACTTGGTATTTATTCATTGGGCACCTTCTTTCTCTGCACAAAAATGAAGTAACGCGGCGGTGTGGCATTTACGCATGTCGATGTTCAGGGACTCACACATATGCCAAACATCGGTGAGCATGTCAGTCACGGCATCCTCATCGACTGGGCCATCACGGCCAATAAGTTCCCGGTAGGCCCGGACAGTCCCCAGTCCATACTGAGCCCGCAATTGGAGATTAACTTTCATTCTGCGCCCTCCTCTGTCCTGAATGCATTGTTCATGCGCCAAAAGCAATCCTGCAACTCACGTGCGGTGCTTGTGGTCACGTCAAACGAATCAGAAAAGTCTGACACAAAACTGCGTAACGCCACTTGGGTGTCCCGCACAACTTTTTGTTGTTCTTCTGTCATTTGATCAAAGGCGGCCTTGTTTGTAGCCAACCGCTTGCGATAAACCTCTTCATGCTTATCGCGCCTCTTCAATGAAACTGCCATATCTTTCTCTCTTTCTAGGTTGTTCAGCCAGGGAACAATTCGCCTGGCTGATCGCATCATACACGTTTTTTCGATACGTCACTAGGTGCTTTCCCTAACCCCCAATCAGCTTGAGTCGGAGCATGTGCCAAACCGGGCCGGTCAATGACCAACTATCGTGTGGCTCCGCGTCCACGCCCAAGTGGTGAAGTTCCTCTGCCTGGTCTCCCCGGAAAAGTAAGAGCTCCGATTTGGCTCCCTGGGTAACCCCAGGCGGGAAGTACTGAACCAGGATAAAGGTTGGCACCCTCATTTCCCCATGCACCAGGTGAAAGGCAATCTGATGCGGACTCAGGTTGACCTTCTTCCCGCGCCTGACAACCTTCAACTCCAACATCACCCACTTTCCAGGAAAGGCAATCAGGCAATCAGGAATCCCCAGGCCTACCCGGGACTCAAGCCTCGTTATCCGGCAGTTCAGTAGGTTTTCTTTTATCCGCTTGTATAGCGCGCTCTCGGGCTTGACTGGCATTTTTGGTTTCCTTCAAAACAGCATTCGGGTCAAAGTCGGGATCATGCTCCACGCTGGCCGCCACTTCGGTGGCCTTGACTTCCAGGATGGCAGTCGGGGGCGGGCCTCCGTACAGTTTCTTGATTTCCTCCAGTTTGCGCATGACCTCCTCCTTGCTCATGGAATCGATCGTTCCGTGCCTTATCTCCTTGCGATCGATGTAGATGGTGCCCAGGGCCTGTCCACGGCGATATTCGGCCTGTACGGCGGCTCCATAGGCCCCTGCGGTTAAAGCAGCATCCCTGATGGTCTGCATGTCCTTCATGTGCCTCTCGTAGGTCGTCCCGTACTTCAGGGCCAGTTCCGCCCGGTATTCCTGGATCGCGGCCACCACATTGGGGTGGTATTCAGGATTTGTCAGGGTATACCCTTTGACTGCGGCAGACTTTTCAGCATATCCGGCCCGTTTGGCCGCTTCGGTAGGGCTGATTGACCCCGCGCCCGATACCAACTCCTGAACAAACTTCCATTCCAGGGGTGTCAAGGGCTTTTTATGCTGATTCAAGGGCTTCACCGGCTTGGCCAAGCGCTGATTCAGCTTCTTTTGGGCCACCGGGGCCTTGTTGTAAACGTCCTTCAATGCCATCTCTATCTCCTTTTTAAACCTTCTAACCTAACCAGTCCTCTTTTCTGTGTACTTGTAGCGTTCCAGTAAGGACTTTTTACCCAAGAGTAAGTTTTTTTTTTTTCAAAAAAAAAGTTGCGCGCGCATTTTATATAAATTACTCCTATAAACAATCTGTAATGTACTGTACTAACATAACTCGTTGATTACATTACGTTATTACACCATTACACCTATTACGTCTAAAATAAAAAAAATAATTTATTTTTTTCTTTTGGTCAAAAAGTCTATATAGGTGCGAAAAACTCATTTATTAATCCTTTATCCGTGGTCCGTGGTCCGTGATTCATTGCAATTTACTCATCACACTTGCCCCACCCCGCTCGTCCCGCATCCCGTGAAGCATCACTATCACGTCTTCCACCCTGACCAGTTCTCCAAAACCGAAACTTTCCACTTCAGTCCCTGTACCCTCGGGCCAACCCAAGATTGGCCCGAGGAGCACGACGTCCTGTCCGTTAATACGAACGACGTACATCTGCATCAACTCTCTGGTGATCATGTCCAGTTCGCTGTCCACCTCTTGTTTTGGCTCATGTGCCATGGGCCGTGTTCCGTGGTTCATTCTTTGCTTCATGTAGTTCGTTAACCAAGGTTTCTATTTGGATGTTCAAGATTTCGATGCGTCGTCTGAGTTCATTGATGTACTCTTTGACCAGCATATCGTCGATCGGGGCGGGCGGCTCATCTGTTGTAAAAATCGCGGGTTTCATGGTTAAAAGTCCATTTCTGTGTCGTGTATGTCTTTAAGCGCGGCCGCCTCGATCTCGTCCACCAGGGAGAGCTTCAGGACTTCGCAGAGGTCTAGGCCTGGCGCGTTCTTTGGCACGGCGCTGACCAGGGTCATGGAGTCCTTGAGGCCCACGTCGGGTTCTTCCTGGTCGTACTCCAGTTCGCACTCCAGGTCGATGCAAAGGTCGTCGCAGTAAAAAACGAAATAGTATTGTTCCATTGTTTATGCCCTCCAAACAAAAATGTCCATTGCCACGGCGAATATTGCCATAGCGTAGACCCACACTAGGGTGAGGGTCAGGGGTTCAAAATAATTCTTGATCGTCTTCATTACTTTCTTCCTTTCTTGGGTTTGCAGCTTCAATGCGTTTGACATTATCGACATAGGCCTGGAGCTCGTCAAGAGTGTACCACCCTTCTTCGAGATAGACAGTTTTGTCTCCGATTGGTCTCCTTGTTACTTGTTCATCCATTGCGTTGTCTCTCCCATCGCTTGCACATTTCTCTGACTGTCTTACTTTGTTTCTGACCCTTGGTCCGTTGGCAGACGGCACTGACTGATTTCTCTTTTGCTTGCACCTGTAACTGCCACGGCGTAGGCGCGGGCCGTGGCTCGGGGAACATGCCATTCCATCCAACGAAAGACAACACTGCACCTACTATGAGTCGGTCAATCATGTATTCTTCTCCTTTAGTTTGGCTTCGATGGCATCTGCAAACCTCACCCAAAACGGCTTGCTGTTAACAATCTGTTTGACTTGGTCATAAATAAAAGATTGCTCCTCATCCGTCAGCCCTACCCATGTGCGCTGTGGCGGCAAAGAAGATATGGCTAGCTTGGCAAAGGCTTCAAGTTGTTTTGAATCCATAACCACACCAATGGAAAGCATTCCATGAAAACCAGCCTGTTCAACCATTTGATTGATTTCATCTTGTGTCATTCCATCCTCCCGCTGTAGTCCATATGCTCCGTGAGCCGTGCTTCTAGCCTTTTGATCCGTTCTTCGTTGTACTGGATCGCGGCATTGGCGTATTCGGCGGCGGTCTCGGCCTCCAGCTTACGCAGGTGTGCGTCTTGTAGTTCGGCGTGAATCACCTCAAAGATGGTCTTGGCCCTGAGGATGTCCTTGACGTACTTGATTGTTGTTTCCCTGAAGTTCATGCTTGTCCCCGTGCTCTAATTTCCTTGGCGCAAGTTGTTCCAGTTGATCCAATGAGTTTGCCCTGCTCATCGCACAATTTTGCGCATTTTTCCCGTTCAGCGATAACTGCTAAATGGTAGAAATAGACAATGAATGACCACATCCAAACCTCAAAGGGTTTCATTTGTTCACGAAAATCTCTTGTCTTAGCGTGTTTATATGCAACTCCTGCCAATGAGAGTATTTCTGCTTTACTCATACTTGCTCCTCCTTAGTCTCTTGCTCTAGCACGTGTTTCCAAACATAGTTGTAGTGCATGTCAACAACACAACTCATGGGGCTGCCAATGAGGCTGCAATCTATCTTTTCTTGTTTGTTGTGAAAGATGCACCCTTCACATGAATCGGGATATTCAATTGAGTTTGCTTTTACCAACTTGATGCGAACATGCTTTAGCTTGTCCCCGGTGTGGCTCAACAGGTCTTCAACGTTCATTTCTTCATCTCCCTGATGTATATCGCCAAGCCACTCACAGTGTCAGCACCAAAGCCCTTGAGCTTCTCGATGTGTTGGGCCACTTCTTCGATGGTGTCGTTCATGCCATCTTTGTAGCCTGAGTCATATAAATCACTTGCCAGTGCCGCCCTCATTGCCGCTTGCACCGACTCCTTGCGCTGCTTTGCTTGTCGTTCAATCTCGTTGAACGCTTCATCTTCAGGGTCTAGGAATCTTGATTCAGTCATGTGTGTACACCTTTACTATTTCGCCACCAAACTGCCTTTGCGTGTCAAGCGCCTCGGCTTCGGTGAAGTAAAACATCGGGCTGTGCTGGGCCTTGCGCCAGACGTAGCCGAATGGTGTCATAGAATTTTTCATTCTCTGTCTCCGTTCTGTACGAATTCAATCATTGCTATCATCACTGCGCCGACGATCACTACTACTAGCCCGCCAATCAGCATCAGCCCGGCCATAATCAATACGTTTTCCAGCATATATATCCCCCAGTTCTCTTTCTAATGCATCCACACGACGTTGCAAGTGATCATTGACCATCACCTGCACACGCCACATTTGCAGGACAAGTTTCGTATCCTCGTCCATTCATGAAAACCACAAATAAAAGCCGTGCAAAATTCCTA